CGCCGTGGCAGACCCGGCAGCGGCACCGGCCTCCTGCGTGGCCTTGGCGGCAGCCTCGCCAATGCTGTTGGCATCCTTGGCGGCGGCCGCAGCAGAGGCCGCTGCGCTCTGCGCAGACTGCGCTGCCGCGTCCTGCGACTTCCCGGCAGCGGTTGCCGCAGCCTCAGCGTTTGCCTCGGAGTCTGCCGCCGCATCCGCAGACTCCGCAGCGGCATTCTTGGCCTCGTTTGCGGTATCTGCGCTGGCCGCAGCAGCCGCAGCACTGGCAGCGGGACCGCCCGCCTCCTCGCCGGCCTTGATGGCGGCATCCTCAGCGGCCCTGTGCGCGTTTTCCGCGGCATCCTTGGCGGCCTGCGCCACCCGCACCGCGTTGTTGGAGTTCTCCAAGATCTGCTGCACCACATCCGGCGTAGGCGTACCGGGGTTGTCTCCGTCAATGCCAGAGTGATCCCGGATGGAGTAGGGGAGGTCTACAGTGATGCGCTGCATCCCATCCGCGAGGCCCAGAAATACGATCTTGCCGCGGCCTGCGTTGTCGGCCGTTGCCTCAGGCGGCACTTCCAAGATTCCGTCCGCTCCGACTGTCTTTTTTGTCGCCGACCCGCCGGGTGCATGGAACACGGCCAAAGCCTCCAGGCCGCTCCACCCCTCTCCGAAGATGACGCGGACCTTTTCCGTGCCGTAGCTGTCTTTGGTTCCCAGCACAATGCAAGGCGTGATCGAAAAGCTCCCCTCTACGACCACGTCATAGTTCATCAGTACAATGGTTTTTATGATGGCCACCTCCTCTTAGCTGCCGTTTCCGCCAATGGGATACTCCACAATGATTGTGCCGGACTCTCTCGCAATGTGGACGCGTTGACCGGCAGAGAATGTCACTGCGGCATTGTAGGGATAATGTTTTTCCGCCGGAGTCGTATCACCGGGCAAGATCAGCGCGATCCCATCGCTGTATACGGCGCTCACTGTGGCGATGTTCCCACTTTTAGTCGTCGTCTCCAGCGCTTTGCGCTGTTGGTAATTCTCAATCAATGCTGTAAAACACCTTCTTTGCCGTATGCGTCATCTGACCGCCCGGGACGCAGTCGAGCGTCCACTCCTGTTCTTCCAGCAGGCCGATCCCATCACGCATCATTAAAATGCTGTCGTTCAGCCGATGCGGCTGTTCTGTATCGCCGCAGGAAGTAAACGAATAGTTTGCAGCGCCCATCATACTCAGCAGCATTCTGTTTTTCGCATGCGTTTCAAGCGCTTCCTGCGAGGCGATTCCCTCCACAGTCTCGACGCTTACGATCCTGCGCCCGCGGCGCATTATACTCAGCGGACTGGTGGGGTTGACATTTTCCGCCACAGCTCGAAGCTCTTGGCCCAGATCGGCGCTGCTAACGATATCTACAAATACATTGGCAGCGTCAAATGTGTCCGCTTCAATGCTCATCGGTATGCGCAGCAATGTCGATTCGCCCGGCCCGTACCGGTGCGTGCGATTATTGATAGAGGCGGGCTCCCATGGTTCGGCCACAGCCACACCGTTTCCATCAAAGTAGATGTCTCGGTAGTTGATCTCTGCCAGCAGCGCCGCAACAACGGCGTACCGCGTTGTGCCGATTTCCCATTCATGGTCCGTCATCAGCACTTCGTCTGTGTCGATGATACTTACCACATTGATGCCCGCAGCCAATAACTGCTCTCTTATCGCCGTAGTGTAACGCGTACCGGCATGGATCATAAGCGTGCGCTCCAACACACTCAGGTTTCGCAGCGCATACCCCTGATCGTATCCAGTCAGCTCCTGCGTCTTGTGCCCGTACTCGTCAACACTCTCGGGACATGTCGTAATGTTAAACAGCCCCAACGGCGTTCGGTTTGTGTTGTCTACACGGACCACGCTCAGCATATCTGTCAGCCAGTTTATATCCGCGTCCAGCTCCGCGGTCAGAGTTACCGTGCTCTTCACCTCAGCGCTGCCGGTAAAGCGGATCTGCGGGGTACAGTCCGCGGGCACCTGCAGCACCCGGTAAGGTGCGCCGCTGCGCATGGCAATGAACTCATATCGGATCATACTTCACGGCCTCCTGCTGCGTCTCGGTAATGCTAAGGCTCGAAGGCGTGCAGCCGTGGTCACGGTTCTCCTGCAGATCTTTAAACACGCCGATTGCCAAATGCCCTGCATGGTCCTTGTATACGACCACCTTGCCGGCGAGTCCGCGAAGTTTCTCAAGTTCATCCGTTGTTTTGAGTGCATACGCGATGGTGTGCGTAACTACCTGATTGCCGGCATCGTGCCAAACGGGGAGCTTTTTGCCCCAGTATTGCTGGTATGTGCCGCCCAGACTTGTGCTTTTTGTGTAATTCTGGTAGCTGGTCGCATACTTCAAAGCCAACCACTCATCGCCGTTCAACAGGCCGATGGCGGCATAGGGCACACTAGGCGCAGCCCTGACAGGTGCGCTGTCCGTGTAGTAGCCATCCTCGCCAAATACGCGCACAATATACTTGTGTTCCTGCGCACTGGTGCGGTCCATGTACTGCCCATCTTCACCTTTGGCTATCAGTGCTCCATCGCGCAGGATGTAACCTGTGCCGCCATCCCAGCGCAGCTGCACTTCGCCCCAATGGCTTTCAGCCTGGCAGTTTACGGCACTGCCGGGCTGGTTCTTGACTTTGACCTCGCAGTCTGCCCACGGGGATACATCTCCATACGAGTTATAAATTCTCACAGAAAGTATGTGCGTCCCGTCTGCCAGCACTTCGTCAGACTGCCACTCCTTCCCGGTTCCGTATCGTACACCCAGGCTGATGCCGTCCACCGCAACTTCATAACCGTCCTGCTCTTTGGCCTGCCACCGCATTTTTGCCAGCGGCTTGTTGTCATAGTAGGAGATGACCGGGGCCTTAGGTGCTCGCCGTATTGCAAAGATTGCCGCGCCGGAATAGCTGCCGAACGCTCCGTCCGTATTCTTCGTGCGCACGCGCCAGTAGATAACGCCGCTGCTAAATGTGCCTGCGGCAGCTTGATAGCTATTGTCCGCATTATTCGCACTAGCCAGCACTGTGTAAGATGCACCGCTATCCGCCGAATAACTCAGTTCCCAGCCTGTCTGCGCCGTGCCGGTGACATTGGCATGCTGCCACACAAATGTGATGCCCTGCACAGCATCATCCATGTACTCGCCCGCGGGGCTCACCGCCACAGGCGTGCTGAGCGTGTCCAGCGTGGACACATTGATCGTGTCGCTGGTTACCTTTGTACCCGTATTCGCAATCGCCACAACATACCAGTCCAGTGTTGTAGCGCCTTCGGCAAAGGTGTTCGCGGGCACATCTGCATACTGCTGCGAACCGGCCACAGCAACCTCATGCCAGTCGCTCTCGTTGTTCGCCTTAAAGTGCAGTGTCGCGCTCTGCTGCGTCACATCTCCGGGCCTGTCATCGCTGTCAACGCTGAACACCCAGCTAAAGCGGTTTGCAACTGCTCTGGGCGCGGACGCACCCGCCGCAGGCGTCGTTCCCTTTACGGAGACGGGCACCTCGACATTGGTGCATTGCGCCCAGCTGGAAGTGTGTGTGGTTCCCACGCTGCTCTTGGCGACAACGCGCCACTGGTAGCTCCCTATGGGCAATGTGCCGCAATTCACACTCACATGGGTTGTGCCATCGCTGACGCTTGCAAAATCTGCCGGGTCAGCCATGTTGTCAGTCCGGTACTGCAAAACAGCGGATCCCTGCTGCAATGCACCGCTGATCGCGCCGCTGGCAATGCTGCCGGTGAACGCCCAGCTGAATACTGCGTCAAAACCGTAGTATGTCTTGCTGGTGGGGCGCAGGTCATCGACCTTGGCGGTCGGGTCTGCCAGCGACAGGGAATAGGTGGCGCTCTCTGTGACCGTTCCGGATCCATAAGCCCCCACCTGCACGCGCCATCGAATACCGCTGCCGCTTGACCATGCGGTAGTATCCAGGTCAAAGGATGTCGCACCATTGCTAAGTGTATAGGTCTGGCTGTTTCCGCCGTCCTGATTGGTGATGATGATCTTGCAGGTCGAGTTCCTGCGCTCAAAATCATCCTCGGCGTCTGTAGTCCACTGCAGGCGATACTTTGTGTACCGTGCGACGGTGCCGCTGGTTAGCGTCTGGCCTGTTGGTGTAACAACACCTTGATAACTGACGCAATTTATATATGCGACACTGCGGCTGGATCCGATGTCGTTGTAACCATATTCCGAATTTACAAAAACACCGTAGGCCAAAACATTCTTTTTCCGCGTCTGGCTAAAAGAATCGAATGCAAACCAACAATCTCCGTATGAGAAATTGCTTTGCTCGCACACGCTGCTCGTGTCTGAATAATAGGTTGTGCCTGCACTGTTTCCAAGCGCATATCCTATAAGTTTAACCTTACGGTTGGCATCACCATAGGCAGGGATGCGGACCTGCATGCCGCCTATATAGCGGTTTGTACTCCCCATCCCGGTATTGAACAACCACGAGCAATGATACGCCTGATAGTTAGCCAAAGGGTTTGTGCTGCCAGCCTTATAGCTTCTTGTGCTCCAGCTGTGCGATTTCATGTCAATGCCCCCTGTCTCATGCTCATGGCTTCATTTTTGGCGATACTTACAATATCGTTGAACTCTTTAACATTCTTGGCATCAATGGTGATGCTCCCGATATTGATAGCATAGCCGCCCAGCATGCCGCGTGTCTGGCTGCTGTTGTAGATGCGTTCTCCGCCGCGCAATGCAACCAGCTCCGGCCCGTTCTCACCCACAACAGCCAGTCCGCCGCGCGCGTTGCGTGTACCGGTGGCATACTGCGGCACCTTGCTGTTGGCTGCGCGCATCGTCCCCGTTGTAGCCGAGGATATACCGCTCATGGCGCTGTTGATTTCGTTTCCTTTGCCGATCAGGACAGCGACCACAGCTACCAGCGCGGTAATGCCGGCAACAATCAGCATAATCTTGATGTACAGCGGATCCATATAGCTCATAACGCTGCCGATCATGCTTTTCACGGTTCCAGCCGGCCCCTGCAATTCTTTAATGGCCTTCACCACAAGCAGCACTACTGTAGCGATGCTGGTAATAGAGATAACTGCCGTCAGCACCGGCGTTGGGATAGCGTTCAGGGCCTCGGCAAACGCTGTAATGATGGGCAGCAGCGCCTCCGCAAAGCTGCGTTTTACGGCATCTCCTTGCTTGTCCAGCTTCTGCATCGCATCATCCAGCTCACCAAAGCTCTGCAGCGTTTCATTATCGACAACGTAGCCTACCTCGTGCGCCTGCTCCGCAAGCTCTTTCAGTCTGCCGCTGCCGGCCTCGATCAGCGGGTTCAGGTCCGTTGCCGACCTGCCAAAGATATCCATCGCCAGCGCATCGCGCTCGGTTTCGTTTTTCACCTTGCCCAAGGCGTCAATGGTTTTCAAAAACACCTCGTAGTTGTCCTTGAGCTTTCCGCTGCTGTCCGACACTTTTACATGAAGTTTTTTAAACGCCTCGGCTGCGGAGCCTGTCCCGGTTGCCGCCGTCTGCATATTGTTGGTCAGCTTCACCAGACTGCCGCGCAGCGTGTCCGTGCTGACATCCACAAGCTCACTGGCGTACTCAAACTCCTGCAGCTGATCGGTGGTCAAACTAGTCTGCGTGGACAGCGTCAGCAGGTCGTCCGCCGTCTTGCTCATGTCCATTGTGGATTTCGCAAGCGCGCCGACCAGACCGCCAACCACTGTCACAGCCGCCGCTCCGCTGGCGGAAAACTGCCCCAGCTTGTCAACGGCAGCCTGTACGCCGGGCGGCAGCGTGATTCCCAGAGCGTTGGCCAAACCATTGACCACATCGGCCAGGCTGGTCATAGTCTTGCCGGTTTGTTCCTGCTGGTCATTCAGGCTCTTTAATAAATTTTCCTGCTTGGCAACCTCGGTCTGCGCGCTGATGAGGCTGGCTTTCCACTGCATCGTGACCTTGCTGGCCTCTCCCTCGCGCTTGGCCGAGTTTTCGTAGGCTTGCTGCAATACCTCAACCTTGTCGCGGTAACTTTGGAGCGTCTGCTGCACGGTCTCGCACCGCTGTTTTAGGGCGGCCTGTCGGTCGTCCATCTCTTTGGTCTGCTCCGTCACAAGCTGCATCTGCTGCTTATTTACCTTCAAGCCCGCGTTTACTTCGCTCAGTGCCGCCTTGAATTGCTGGTCATTTTCCACGACCAGGCTGACACCTGCTTTAGGCATCGCCATCTGCAAGCCCCCTTTCCTGTGGCAGTTCAATACCATTCATGGCGCAGTATTCTGTAAATTGCTCAAGCAACTCGTTGAGACTCAAAAATCGCGTCTCTCGCCGCGTATACCCAAGCAGCCCGACTGCTATATACTGCAATCTGGCAAAATTGATTATTCTGTCGCCGTCAAAGTGCCGCTCGGGGACATCGTCAACCCAGATTCGCTCAGCATCGTCTTCATTGCCTGCAGCGCCTGACGGCCTGACCCGTTTTTTCCGTAAAACTCCATAAAGGCCTCTTCAACGCTTGCGGTCAAACCGCCTTGCAGATCGGAGAACGAAATGAGTTTTTTGACAACCCCAAGGCTCGGAGCCTCGTTATCTCGGTGATGTTCTTCGTTGTCAAGCTCAACGCCCTCGCGGATCAGCAGCCAAATGATATACGCTGCCTCCTCCGGGTCGTTCAGCTTTGCCACGATGGTGCTCAAGTCAGAGTAGTGCTCCTGAAGCTCCTTAACGTTCTGCAGGTCGAACAGTGCCGGGTACTTGCGGCCTCGCAACGTAATTTCCGCCATAACCTCACCCCTTGATGTTCAAGAATGTTTTCAGTGCAGCCAGAGCCTCTTCGTATCCATCAAACTCCTGCTTTTTCACAAAATTCCCTTCACTGTTGCACTCCGCAGATCCTGCCAGCTTGGTCGTGCTGTAACTTGTGCTCTTGGAGGCAGTGCTGAGGTTATCGTCCACAGGGTCAAAGCTCGCACGGTAATAGCCCACCAATCTATACGCAAGCTTGCGGTCAGGTTTTTTCAGCTTGCCAAGCGCGGCAACGCGCACAAGGGCAGGCGTATCGCCCTCTTTGCGCTCAAGCGTCCTTGTGCTCTCATCATAGTGGTGGCCGCACAGTTCCGCCTCATCTGCCAGACTCAGATAGCTGCGATCAATGCTCAGCTTCGCGCTGGGCGCGCCTGCATCGCGCTGCTCGCGGCGGTCGCCGGCCCACAGCTCGCTGCTGTCGCTGTCGTTCTCGCCGGCGTAGCTCACAACAGCGCGCGTGATCTTGCCATCGCCGAGGGTTTCCGTCTCAGACCCATCCGCGCTGGTCACCACAGTAATAGGGCAATAGCCATAGTAGGGAAGTCCGATATAAGCCATTATTGTGCCTCTCTTTCATTCCAGTCACATCCATCATCGGCTTCTGCCTCAACGTATGCAACAAAGTGTTTTGTGTCGTTATCGTAGCCGTACTCGGTCGAGCCGATAATAAACCCGGCATCTCTGAAAGCACAGCGCATTTTTCTGGCGCAGGGCTGCGGCAGATCTCTCGTATACCAAGCCGCGCGCACCTGCAGGTGTTGCTGCTCATCCAGATCTCCGGCGTATACTTCCGGCGCATCGTCCAAGACGCTCAGCACCACATAGCTGTCCGGCAGCGGATCCTCCTCATTTTTAACAAATGAGACATTGCTGCACACAGTTTCCAGTGCGGCCAAGGCCGCATCAATCATGGTCATAGCTTACCTCTCTGCCGCAAAACATCCTGCATCACAGTGCTAACAGCGTCCTCGCAGCTGTTTGCGGCGCTGTTTAAAAACGGCTGCGCGGGCTCTTTGGCGGTGCCGTACTCTAAGGCCACAGCTTTCTGCATCTGTGCAACCTTGTTTGGGTAGTTGGGGCTGGATCCGTGCCCGCTGTCGTAGCCGCTAAAGCTCACATCCAACCCGTAGCCGCCTCTTTTACGCTTTTTAGGTTTCCCGGCGCGGACACTGTCAGATAGATGCTTATTAGCGCGGCTGCTTTTGTGTTTTCCAACCTGCTGTTTTAGCGCATCTACTGCAATGGGGGCTGCGCTTTTCAACATTTCGGGCGCAATGGAGTCTAAATCGGCGAGCTTTGTCAGCTGCTCCGTGACTTCATCGCTCCACACAAGGTCCATCCTCACAGCGCCTCTCCTTTTGGTTGGGCCAGATCACTGACGGTCAGCTCGACCGTGCTGCCGGTTTCATAAGCCCGTTGGACGCTGTAGCGGTTCCCGTTCCACTCGATCACGCGCTCCCCGCTGTATTCATCGGCATGCAGCACAAATACTGCGGTCAGGGTCGTGCCGGCAGCTTCAGCGGCGAAAAACTCAGCCCATTTCACGCTGCGGCGCTCGCCGTATACGGTGCGCACTTGGGTGTAGTGGTGCTCCAGTATACCCTGCACCTTTTTCGGGGTGTCCCGCAAAAGGGTGATCTGTTCCGTCCAGTACATGGGCATCTCCTTACTAAAAAAGCACCGCCGGGCATAGGCACTCCGGCGGTGCATCACAGCACAGCGCTCATGCGTCGGGCCAGTCTGTGTAGTTGGTCGTCATTCGCAGCTGCGCCTTCTGCTCATCGTAGGAGGCTTTCAGCTTATCGTAGTCGCCGGTCGGCCAGAAGTTGGCGCGGCAGTAGGTGATAACGGCACGGCGGATCAGCGGGTCCTGCGTGTCCAAGTTGGACACACCGGCCTGTTTCAGGTCGGCCAGGGCTGCATCCACCAGGTCGCTCACTTCCTGCGTCAGCTCCTCCGGCATATCCGACCGGCGCAGCGCTACCGTCACTTTGGACAGCAGGTCGTTGTCAGCCATGGGTCACAGCCTCCGATCAAGCGATGGCCGGGATAGTCAGCGCAACAAAGCCGCCGGGGACGACCACATCCGCGCCCATCTCCACATCACCGCGGATCGTGGACAGCAGCTTGTCAAAAGCGAAGTCATCGGACACGGCGATCTCGTAGTCACTGAACAGGTCCAGCTTCAGGCAGCGCGGCACACCGTAGAACATGGTGGGCTGTGCCTTGACGGTCTGGGCCGTACCGGCGCAGGCGGTCAGGTTCTTGTTGAGGCAGTAGCGCACACTCAGGCCGCCCTCCTTGATGATGCCGGTGTTGGGGTTGGCAGAATCCGGGGTGATCTCGTAGATAGCCTTTTTCTCGTTGGTGCCGCGCACATCGCCAAAGGCAATCAGATCCTTCTTATTCAGGAACAGGACTGCCTCGCCCTCAACGGCCTCATCGCCGCCGTAGTTCAGCGTCAGATTGCGCAGGGTTTTCTCGTTGATGGCGCCTTTCTTAGTGCTGTCCAGCGTGGCGTCAATGGTGCCCACGAGCTTGCTGGCTTTAAGCGCATCGGTCACAATGACGGATGCTTTCTTGCGCAAGCTGAGCAGGGCCTGGGCGCGGCACTTGGCGAAGTAGTTCACGGGGGTCTGCTTCTTGGCCTGCTTGCTGATCTGGCTCAGAACCGCCTCCGACTTGGGCGTGATGTCGATGTAGTCATAGGTGGCCTCTTTGGTGGTGGCGGCAGCACCCTCGGTCTGATCGGCGGCGGCGTCGGCATCCTGCTTGACGTAGGGGATGCGGTCGGTGGACATACCGGAGCAGTCATCGACCCACACCATATCAATGATGCTGGAGACGCCGACACCAACGCGGTCCTGAATTTCGGTGTTGACCTCGGTGGGGGTTGCCAGCTTACCGCCGCTCACCAGAACGGCGCGGGTCTCCTCCACGCCCAGGACGGCGCGGCGGTTCTCTTTGAACTGCTGGGCGCGGGTCTGGGCATCGGTGTGGGCGGTGGGGTTGTCCTGGGGCGCACCGGCACCGTCCGCAACCTTGGCGGCAATGCCGAGGCGGCGCTGCTCGGTCTCATACTGCGCGATGCGCTGGCTGATCTCATCGGCCTCGGCCTCCAAGGCATCCAGGTCGGCACCCTCGGCGTTGACCTCGGTGCGGATTTCGGCAGCGCGGGCGCGCAGCTCCGCAATGGTCATTTCACTGGTTTTCTTTTTCATGGTTCACACTCCCAAAAGTTTCAGTTTGATTTTTGTTGCGGTATCCGCCCTTTTAAGTCTCTCCGCTTTAATTCTCTCGATCTCTCCGTCAAGGAATTTTCGGGCGCTGATCGATGTAGCATCGTTGGCCGGTAGGCTCACGGCGCTCACATCGTACAGTTTCTTGATCTTGGTGATCGTGCGGTTCACGGTCACGGTGTTGTTTTCCAAATCGCGGGTGGTCTCACGCTTATCCTCGGCCACGGTAAAGCCAAACGACATCTTATCGGTGTAGCCGCCCTTGATTTCGGCAAACAGCTGCCGCCCGATCTCGGTGCCGCCCAGATCGGCAGTCACTTTCAGCCCGGCGCTGTCAGCGGCCAGAGCCAACGTGCCGTTTTTGGTGCGGGCAAAGACGCGGCCCTCATGGTCGTACTGCATGATGACGTCACCCATGTCGCAGTCATCAAAAGCGTGCGGGTCGATCTGCTCCATGATGCGGTAGGAGGTGCCGCTGTCGCCCCTGTACTCATGCAGCAAATAGGGCTGGTTGAACGTACAGGCGTAGCCCTCCACTTCCTGCTTGGAGTCCGGCGCGGCGGGGTCGGCGGTTCGGACCTCCAGCCGCATGGCGCGGTATTCCCGGCCATTGTTCAACTTTTTCAACAATTTCTCATTACTTTCCACTGGTTAGGTCGTCTCCTTTCTTTGTCACGCTGCCATCGCTGCCCAGCAGGTAATACTCGCCGCGTATCGTGTACGCTTGCCCCTGGCCGTTCGGCAGGGGCGGCAAGTTCCAAATTTCGCGGATTTCATCGCGGTTCATAATGCCGCGATCCGCCATCTGGGCCGATACGTTCAGTTTTTCGGTGTTGCTCATGTATTGCAGCCGGTTGGCTGTCGCCATCAGCAGCGTGCCGCCCGCGCGTTCGCGCTCAGTAAACAGCATTTTTGTGGCGACCTCGCTGAACTGGATGGAAAACGGCTCGATTTTACCCTCATAGAACGCGCTCCAGGCGTCGCCGTAGGCGCGGTTTTGCAGCACATCCTCGTTGGTTCCGAAGTAGTTGAACACATTGGTGTTGATGCGCTCCATCTCATCGGCGGCCACAACATAGGGCTTAGCCTCCAGCTGCTTGATGTCCGTGTAGGTGTTGGGGAACAGCAGAATGCCGCCGCCCTCGCCTTGCAGGTTTTCCCGGCTGAATCGCTTACGCTCTTTTTTTAAATCCTCATCGCTGGAGAAGTTGTTCATCTTGGCTGCAAAGCGGAATGTCGCGCCGTTTTTAACGGCCTCGGCAATGCCTTGGTTTTGCAGGTTTACCAGATCCATCGTGGGCGTCAGCGCGTGGTTGTTCTCGCCGAAAATATCGCTCTTGTACTGGAATTTTGTCATAATGCCGCACCGCGCCATTTCAATGGCGGCGGTCTGGCCGCTGCGGAATGTGTAGCGCAGCCAGGGCGCGGCCCCATACTGCACGATTTCACAGCTGGACGGCAGCACGGGGAACATGCCAACGGTCTCACCAAACTCATTGATGACCGGCACAATAAAGGCGGTGTTTTGCACCTCCAAAATTGTGCAAAGCCTGTACAGGAATTGTCCCCAGGTCTGCCACTCATTCGGCCCCTGCCGGAGCCGGGTTTGCAGTTTCGGGTTTGCCGGTCCCTGCACGGTGACGCTCAGCTTACTGGCGTGAGTGGCCGTGGCGTGGATCGCGGCGCGCACGATCTCGCTCTCATACAGCTCGCCGCCCCAGGTCAAAAAGCTGGGCGTGTAGCCGTCAAGCGTTGTCCAGAATCCAGACGCGAGGCTCTTGGCGGCTATCTTCCCGAAAATTAATTGAAACAGTCCCATGCTCATCACCCCGCGTTCTTTAACTGGCCGCCGATTTCGGCGCACCATTTCTGCCGCACCGTCATCCCATCCATGAGCGCGGCGCAGCCATCAATGTGGTCGGCGGCGCTCATCTTCACAAGTTTACATCTGCCGCTGTCGTTTTCGACTTTCAGCGCCGTGTTCAGCAGATGCACTTTTAACAGGTCGTTGTCCCCGATGTTGATGGTGCCGTCTTTCAGCAGCCCCTCAACTTCTCGGATCACCGGCGTCAGGTTGAACCCCTGGAATACATCGTCCATGTGGAATCCGTATTGCTTCATATCCTGCACAAGATACTGGGCCGTGTATCGGTCATAGCCGACCTGCAAGGGATAAATTTTGTACTGCTCTATCAGCGTCCTGAACCAGTTGTAGCAATCGTGATAGTCCACAAAATTGTCACCGCTCAGCGTGAGGATGCCGCGCTGCACATACGCCGCATAGGGCAGACCGTCCCGCTCGGTAGCCTCTTGCAGCTTCTCGGCGGGGAGAAAGAAATGCGCCAGCACATTCAGCTTGCCGTTTTTCTCAATGATCGCCACACAGGCGGTCAGGTCGGTGGTCCGGCTCAAGTCAATACCGCCCACGCAATAGCAATTTTTGAAGTTGGCCGGGTCAATGTGCGCACCGCAGGCGCGCTCCACAACATCGGAGGCCAGCCATGCAAGGCTGGAGTTTTGCTTGATGTTGCAGTATTTTGTCAAAAACTCGGCCCGTTTGGACAAACTTCCCTCGGCAATGGCGATTTCTTCCAGCAGATAGCTGACGCTGATGCTTACACCCAGGTTCGGGTTTGCTTTCGCAAGCTCGTTGATATCGTTCCACTTGGCCGGTTCATCGATCATGTAGAGAAACGGCGCAAGGCGCGTCTCTTTGGAATCACCCAGCAAAAAGCGGGTGGCACGCTTTATCAGTTCATCATAGATGCCCTCGTTCACATAGCCCGCCGTGCTGATCGCCAGCAGCATGGGCTGTGTGCGTGCGCCAAAACTCGACTTGATAACCTCGTAGAATTTCAGCCCGGCATCACCGGGCCAGCTGGCGACCTCATCGGCCACGCACAGGCTGACATTGAGACCGTCCGACTTTTTAGCGGAAAACGCCAGCGGCTTTGCGCTCGTGTTGCTGTTCGCAATGTAGATGTCCGTGCGCCGTTTTTTGCTCAGCTGGCTCAGCTCTGGGTCCTTGCTGAGCATCTGATAATAGGCATCGTAGCACAGCCCCGCTTGCTCCAGCTTAGGCGCGGCAAAGTAGATGCGCCCGCCATACTCACCGTCCAAAAAACTGCAATAGGCAGCAATGGCGGCGGCCAGCAGCGTCTTGCCGTTTTTTCGGGCGATGATGACGACGACCTCACGAAATTGGCGGTGATCGGTGTCATCCATTACGCCGAACAGTACCGACAAAAGCGCCTTTTGCCAAAGCTCCAGCACAATCAGCTGGGGAGCCAGCGCGCCCTCATGGTGTCGGCAGAAATTCTCCACAAAACGGATTGCTTTCTGCGCTTTTTTGGGGTCAAAGTGAAACAGCCCTTTTTCCAGACCGTCCACAACATACTTGTACCAGACCTTGATCCAGCGGCCCACGATGATGGTGCCGTCCGTGATTTTCTGGTAATACTCGTAGATGTAGTTATTCACGGGCCAGCTGCTCCAGTCTGCTCTCACGCTTTTCCGGGGGCAGCAGCTTGCCCAGGCGCTCGGTCACGGTGTTGTAGTTCTTGATGAGGCTGTTGTAGGCTTGCAGATCGGCGCTGGCTTTCTTGCCGTACTGGTTCGCGCCGTTCATGTACTCCTCGCTGCACCCGTCGGCGTTGATGGATTTTTGCAGATCGTCGAGTGTGATTTTCATAAATGCCGCGTTCTGGATCAGCGGCTCCACGATCGCCATCTGATTTTTAGGCAGGTCGGCGTAGTGCGCCATGATCCTGTTGTACTCCTCTTGAATCAGCGTAGTTTTTGCTTTTCTCCCCACAACAACACCCCCTTTACACTCTTTTCAGTGTTTTTCCGAACCTTGGGGCCCGGTCTACCACACCCCCGCTCGTTTTTTCGACCGGGGGGAGGTCACCACCTCGACATCACTCGCCCCGCCGGGTCCACACGGTATCTACGCCGCGCGCCGTGGCGCTTTGCGTGACAGTCACGGCACAGCAGCCTCAGGTTGGACCATGACAGCGAGACCGCCGGATCGTTGATGTTGTCCGGCGTCAACTCTGTCATGTGATGGACTATCTCACCGGGGCGATACAGTCCCTTAGCCAGACAATCCTCACACAATCCGCCCACGCTGGCGGCGTACCCATCGCGGCAGCGCTGCCACGCTTTGCTCTTGTAAAACGCTTTGGCAAACTCCCGCATACTGTTTGCGTGTCCACACTGGACACGCGCTGCACCTCCACCCGCCGGGGCGTAAAATTATCATAGATGCCCAGCGGCGCGAGACGAAGTTTCTTTTGTCTCGGTGTAGGTGAGGCTCTCCCGCCCGCCGGGCATGACGGTCTATTGCCGTCCGTCATCCGCTGAATTTAACCACATCAACGGCACTGCGTACCCGCACACAGGTCTTGCACCTGTCAAGGTTCATCCCGCCGGGGAACTGGGCGGGCGGCTGTGCGGTATGTCGCCGGTCTTTCCCGGCTGTCAGCTATTTCAAGGAGATTAACTATGGCCAGGCTGGCGGAATCGAACCGCCGGGCGTACCCGTAACCCTGCAACCTTGCAACCCAGTTATAAAAAAAATAGCCGCCCCGATGTGGGGCGACTATCCGCTTAGGAGGATCATGCAAACGAGCAAACCGCCGAGCATCAAGCCCCTACCTGCTCGACACCCTCAGCTTAACACACTGGGGCGGAACTGGGCGGAACTAATTTTATAATTTTGAAAATTGCCCGCCGGTGCAGCTTGCGCACATAGCGCTCAGTGATCCTCATGCGCGCCGCGATCTGGCGGTTGGTGCGCCCGTCGATGTAGCGCATCTGTAAGACCTCACGCTCCAGGGCATCCTCCAGCTGAGCAATGGCGCTCTCAATCTCCACCCTGGCGGCCTCGCCGTCCGTCAGCTGGGCGGCCAGCTTCTCGCGCCGGGCGTTGATGCTCAGCAGCGCACTGTCAATCTCACCGGCCCCGCCGGATGGGCACAGGGCGCGGGCGTAGTCGGCGCGGCGGTTTTCTTCCCGGAGCCGTTCCCTCAATCGCGGCTCCACCCGCCGGGCATCGCGGTAGCGATTCAGCCACACGATGCACTCATCATAGGTCATTGGGCATCACCTCCCGGAGATGGTTCAAAGTCATCACATTCCAGCACAATGCCCGCGCCGTCCGTCCTTTCGACGCCGTAGCAGTATAGCTCACAGTCCAGGTTAAACAGCCCCTTATTGTGGGCGCACCCCTCGCACCTGTCAAGGTGCGGCTGGCTCATGCCGGGAATCCCGCAAAATCCGCTGCTCATTTCTTTTTCGCCTCCCGCGCGGCCCGCTGGATGTCGTCGGCAATGTAGCCCTCAATACCCGCGCCGGTGCTATACCAGCGCTTGTACCATTCCAACGCATTGATGTCTCCGTCCCGGCCTGCGCGCTCGCCGTTCGGCCCGAGGCGCACCGCGAAGCACTCGCGGTATTGGAAGCCGTTCACATGGCCGGAAAAGCGCGTCAGATCATCCACGGCAATGATAAGCCGCCCGCCGTCTGCCATCTTCCGCTCACGGATCGTCAGGCCCAGGTCCTTCATCCGCGTCACAAGCGGCCAGCTGTCGAACGCCTCCAGCTCCTGCCGGGCCAGCGCCTGCCACTTTTCGGCCTCATCCTGCCGGGCACGCTCCTGATCACGCTTGCCCTTCACCTCGGCCTTGTACGCCGCCAGATCGTCCTTGTTGATGTACAGGCGCTTGGCGGCATCGAACAAATCTCGTGTAGTGAGTGAGCTTTCGGCAATAACCTCGTTTGTATCCGCCGGGTCCAGCATCCTCACGTGAAAGTTGTAATAACCAGCAGACTCAATGCGCAGCAGCGCATCCGTCTCGCCCTCCGTCAGATCCAGCGTCACCGGCTCCAGCTTTCGGGCATCCAGCCTGTTGTCAGCGTAGTTCCATTCGCTCTTGCGAACGTAGTCGAGCTTCTTCAGCTGGTCGGCCAGGCCGCACTCGACCAGATACTTGATGGCCGCCCGCCGGGCCATATCGGTGATGGGCGGCATACTGGCGTACTTGATTTTGGCGTATTCGACCTGCTGCACCTTGTACAGCTTGCTGCACTCGTAGGCCCGCGTCATGGTGATCTCGCCGCGCTCCACCATCGCCAGAACCTCCGGCACACAGTTGCTGACGATGGCATTCAGCCGCCCCAGCGTGCCGGTGCCATCGCCGGTGATGCGGCTCATCTCATCACGGATGCGGCCATCGAGCGCGCCCGCCGCCTTTTTTCGTTCGAGCGCCTGCTTGAGTGCCCGGTACTGGCGCAGCCGCTCACCGTCTGTCAGTTCGCGCGCCGTGGCGTTGGAGGTGATCAGCGCGATGAGGTCGTCATCCGCGCCCTGGCTTTGGTGGATGACACAGGGCAGGACTTCAAACCCGGTCACACCCTCAGCCGTCAGCGCACAGCACGCGGTCCAACGGCGGTGTCCGGCCAGCAGCATATATTTACCGTTCTGGGCGGGCAGGACCTCCAGCGGGCTGCGCAATCCTCGCTCGGCAATGTCGGCCATCAGCATGGAGACGTCGCCGATCTCGTAGATGCTGTTTTCCGGGTTCGGCTCAATGTCAGCCGTCGGCAGCATGACGACCTGCATTTTCTGACCCGCCGGGGCGGCGGTTTTAGCGCCGGCACCGAGAATATCATTGATAGAAAATCCCTTGCTCAT